AACATAGGTACCCGCCCCAAAACTTGAAAGAGGAAGGATCATGATCCATATTTTTAGCTGCTGAACTGGTATATCCGTTCAGCGGCTTTTGTCATTTTTGGCCCACGCGCGTTCTCCTATCTTTGCACTAAATCGAAAACGCAGAAAATGGCAAGAAAATACGATATCAACATTGAGGGCGAAATTGGCTATTGGATCACAGGAGATAGTGTGCGCAAAGCCATGCGACCTTATGGTGACAATGAGATTAAGGTGCGCATTTCATCGTTAGGCGGCAGCCTTTCCGATGGTTTGGATATCTGTACGCTCTTTCGCGGCCATGGAAAGGTAAAGGTTTATCTCAGTGGTTTTGTCGCATCGGCCGCGACAATCCTCGCAATGGGAGCGCACCGCATAGTGATGGCACCGGAAGCGGTCATGCTGGTACACAACTCGTCGATTCTTCTTTACAACTGGGAGAGGGTAAACAAAGAAGACATCACGAAAAAGAAAGAGGAGCTGGAAAACATTCGCAAGACGCTTTCCACCTTTGACGACTTGATTGCAAATATCTATTCTGCACGCACAGGGAAGAGCGTTGAAGAGATGGCAGCACTCATGAAAGAAGAGCGCTGGATCACGGCACAGGAGGCACTCGAAATCGGCCTTATCGATGAAATCGACAAATATGATGAGAGTGCCACCGGGCAGGAGGGGATCACGGCCACCGTGACAGCCATGTGCAGCGAATACGGTTTGCCGGTGCCACCGCTCCCTATTGTTAGCGAACCCTCAATGATTGAACGCGCGCTGGCAAAATTAGGTTTCGGGAAGAAAAACGATGACGTGCAAAATAAAAAACACTGTTTGATTATGGATAAGACAACACACCCCAACTTGTTGAACGCTTTGGGCGTTGAACAAATCACAGCCTCGGAGAAAGGCGTGATGATTTCGACCGCACAGGCCGAAAAACTCAACAACGCGCTCGCAACGGCAAACACGGAAGTGGACGACGCGAAAAAGCATGCAGAAGAACTCAAAAAGCAAAACACCGAACTGCAGGCAAAGATTGATAAGCTCCAAGAAGAGATTAAAGCGGCAGCCGGTGCAGACGGAGATGAGACGAAACAGGTCAATGACACCGGCAATCAACCGCAGGACGATGAGATTACAACGGCGGCGGCAAATGCTAAAGCCCAACTCGAAAAAATTAAAGGACTGCTCTAAGAAGAGACGACACAGTCCGAATTTATAACAGACAGATCAATAGAATATGAGCTTTAACCTCACACAGGACGATCTCAAAAAATCGGCGACCACCTATAAAAAGCAACTCCTGATTACGCCTATCATCAGCTGCGAAGAAACTTTGAAACATTTTACTCCTCGCCCCGGAGTGGCAGGTCGTGAAGTCATTACGGCATTGAGCGGAAATATCGAACTCGGCCCCTACGATCCCAAGCGAGTGGATGATGACGGCGTGAATGCCAATGCACGTACGCTGGAAACATTCCTCGGATCGGTCGTGAAGCGATTTGATATCAACACCGCGGGAACAACCGTTTGGGGAGAAAATGTGGCACAGGGCAAACAACTGACAACGGCTGATTTGGCACTACAGGTGCTTACGTTCTTGTCCGGGCTTCTGGGTCAGAAACTCAATAAAGCGATTTGGGCAGCAAAACGCAACGATTCGGGAACCACAACCAAAGACTTGTTCAATGGTTTTGACACCATCACCAAACAAGAAATTGACAAGAGCGCAATTTCCACATCTAACGGAAATCTTTACGAGTTCACGGAGTCTTTTACGACAACCAACACTGTAGAAGCACTTATGAACTTTTACGAAGCGGCTGCACCCGAATTGCAAGGCGTGAAAACAAAGCTCTATGTGCCTTACAAAGTATATCAAACCTATAATCGTGATTATGCTACCCGCTTTGGTAACGTTCCTTACAACCGGGAATACTCAAAGACGTTCCTCGAGGGGACGCAGGAGCTTTGTGAACTCGTGCCTTTGGTATCAAAAGAGGGATCAGACTATGTGCACTTGAGCACGAAGAGTAACATGCTGTATGGATATGGCGCCGGGCTGGCGAAGGAGAATATCGAAATCGAAAAATTCCACGAATTTCTGCTCTCATACGTGGCAACAATGTATTTCGGAACGGAGTTCGAATCTATTCAGAAAGAACGCCTGTTCGTCGGCAAACTGCACGCTTAACCCTCAAAGACAACATCATTATGGCAAATAAATGCAACGGAATTCCGACTCTCACAGAAAGTTTGGTACACTGCCAAGGTAGCAGGGTGCAACCGGGCTTGAGAGATCACGTCTATTTCCTCTCAAAACGCGACGTCGTGAAGTGGCCAAAACGTGTTTTGCCCACAGACAGCGGGGCTACCATGGAGAAACTTGCAACATTGCAAGGCGAATTCGTGCTGAAGGCGGATAAGAAGTGGAAGCGTATTGACGTGATCGACAGTAAAGCGCAGATGGAATCCGATATGACCGGAGAAGACCCATCTAAACTTTACGAGAATAAGCTGACATTCCTTTACCCCGGAGTCGAGGAAGCCGCCACCGGTTTCTGTCAGTTGGCTGCTGAAGATAAGTTCATTTTCCTGTGTGTGCAGCGAAACGGAAAGGCGCGACTCGTGGGATCGGAAATGTTCAGCACCGAAGTAAAGCCCAAGCTCTCAACCGGAGAAGGCTATTCGGGCGGTGGAACAACGATTGAAGTCATTGCACGAGATATTTCGCCCGCACCTTTCTACACCGGAAAAATCGAAGTAGACGAGGGCTCTATTTCAGGAGCCACCGACGAACCCACTGCAGCGGCTGCTGTAGGATCACATGCCTGATTATGGATAAGGAATTTACAGAAAGCCTTAAACGCTGGCTTGAAACGCCGCGAGAAGAACGCGACGTGAGAGAGGGGGCGGAACTGCTTTTGCGGATCAACGGCAACCGCCACATTTATAATTTGGCGATGAACCGCCCGGAGGCCGCACACGATCATGTGGAGTACGACTTGAAAAAGTTTCTGCAAATTCGGCTCGACGGGCATACGGTAGAAAGCATTCGTGAGATGGAACGCGAACTGCTCCCCAAAGTCCGCTCTCTTATCCCACCGCCCGAAGAGGAAACGGAAAGCGAGCTCTCTGAAGACGACACCGTAGAAGAAACACCCACCGCCCCGAATGCCCACAGAGGACGCCGCCCCGACCACGATGAACTCCCCGAGCATATCCGAGCGATTTACGACCGCGGTGGAGAACTCTATGAAAAGATCAGACGAACTTTCACAGAGTTGCAAGACCTGGAAAAAGCCCCGCCCTGTGATCGCTACGAGAAGATAAAAATCTTAGAGGGGCTTTATGAAGAGTACATCGCCGGCTGGGATGAATACGACGCGTATGGCACCGCCGACGAAGACGAAGAAACAACTGAACCGGAAAATCCGGGCAACGAGGCGAAAAGAGTGGCAGCCGCACGCAAGTTTATTTCAGCCCATGTGGCAAAACTCGAGCAGCTCCTTAAGACCGAAGAGCCCGCGCCCGACGAAATTGAAGAGGAACGCCGTCAAATCACGGAACGAATCAATCTGATCGTGGAAACCGGCGGTAGTTTCAAACCTGATTTCGCCCAACGGTTGAGAGATATCGGGGTGGAAATGCCAACAGAGCAGCCCACCGCCGAATGAGTTAGAGATTGATTTATGAATTTGCACGGGGCGGACGTTGTGATAATGTTCGCCCCGTAATTTTCAAAGACGACAACTATGATAGAAGATAAACCGGAAATACACAACCCACGCGACGAACCTTTGCAGCTGTTTATTAGCGATAAGATCCAACTGGGTGAAGTCATCGAACGTCTACTGCAATTCACCGGGAAAGCCAATGTGCTGATCGCCTCGTTTTCGGTGGGGGAAGAGTTCACGCGAAAAATACATGCGCTGAAAAAGAAAGGACTCATCGGGCGAGCCGATCTGTACATTGATATGAAGGCAGCGGAAAAGACCGCGAGAACAAGAACTATCACGACAGCTGTTTTTGACACGGTGAACTATTGTGCCAACCACGCGAAAGCCGTGGTGATAGAGGGGACGGAGCAGAGCTGCACCGTGATCACTTCACAAAACGGCACGCGCGGCACAAGAAACGAGGTATATAACATTACAAACAAGAGGACTTTTGCGGAATATGTGCGAAGAAAATTTCAAAACATCCCAACTTTTCAACTTAAATGATGAGTTTGATTTTTCGCTTTTCGAAAGACTCGTCAAAGCATTGACGCCGATCGCGGACATCGCGGTGCTGATGGACGTCGACGAAACGGCTTTGCGAGACGCTATTGAAGACCCAAATCAAGAAATCAGTAAAGTCTTTCGACGCATCAGAGCACAAACCACGCTCGAAATGCGAGAACGCAACATTGAGTACATGGAGGCGGGATCGCCCAGTGCGACCGAACGCGTGGCTGAGTATCTCAAACAAGCACAACTCGACTTATGAACATCACGCTGCTCGACACCGCGCAAAAATTTCTCTTTGCAGACGAGAGAGAAATGCAAGAGGCCGGGCTTTCGACGGGCACGCGGGGGAGAATGATCCGTTTGCGGGATCTTTACAACTACTGGCTGGCTCATCCCCGCCTGTTGGATAAAGATATAGTGGCGGAAATCATTCGGAGGTATCAAGTCGGAAAGTCCATGGCATACGAAGATCTGAAGGTGATCAAGTATTGTTTGGGCGCGATGAATCAGAGCACCGTGGAGTTCGAGCGCTGGCAGTTTCGCCAACGGCTCGACGAGGCCTGGAATACTGCACGAGTCAACGCCGACGCCCGTGCCATGGCACAACTCGTCAATGCGCAGGGCAAGTTTATGCGACTCGACAAAGACGAAGCGGCAGCCCCGGACTACTCGACGATTACACCGCCGTTCTTGGAAATTTCGGGTGACGTTTCGGTAGTTGGTTTTGAATCGATTGTCGACGTGGAGAAGCTCGTGAAGAAATTGACGGCGCGCTACATTAAAGCCGAAGCGAAAGACGTGGAGTTTGAGGAAGTGGATAACGAAACAACACAATGAGAAAGTATCTGAACCGGATAGAGTGGATCACCGCCGAAGAGGTGGAGGCTTGCATGCCCACCGCAACGGCCGACGGCTTTCACGCGGCATTTGCCCGTGAGCACACTCCACGCACAGAAACATTCTGTTTGACCGATATCGCAGAGGCGGAAGTAACGGAGAACATCGAAAACGGTTTGCGGTTGCACACGACCAAAATAACAGCGCGCTGCAGCGTACGCCACTCCCTCACAACGGCCGTCGCTTTGCGACTCACAGACACGGAGGGCACGCAATGGCTCGTGGGAGGCGTAGGAACGAACAAACCGCTCATCACCACAGAGCAAATGCACCCGGGAGAGTATGAATCACCCACCGTGGTGCAAGTGAATGTGATATGGACGGGGATCTTTCCCCTGTTAGAATTGATTTAATAGAAGAGGATATAATGATGGAATTCCTTGAATGGTTTGGTGAAGTTAATTGGCTGTTCCTGAAACAGAATGCCGGACAGCACACAGCGATGATTACATGGGGAGCCGGTTTTCTGCTCAGTTTGGTGCTCGTTGATTTGGTTTCGGGCGTATACAAGTCTATTAAGAACAAGAAGAAAATCGTATCGTCGAGGTTGAGAGATACCGGTAATAAAACGGCAATCTATCTTGTCATCTACATTATTCTGGCTCAACTGGACATGATGGCATGCACAATTTTGCCGATCCCCATATTCTGTTTGGGGTGTGTCATTGTCTGTGGCGGTGTGGAGTTGAAGAGCATTTTTGAATCTGCAGAGGATAAGGCGAAAATTGAGCAGCAAAAGAATACGGTGCGCGTCGTTTTGGAAAAGACCAATGAGATCCCCGGACTGCCGGGCTTCATTTCGCAGGTGCTATTCCAATTCTTGAAAGACGCAGACAGCGGACAGCCCGCGGAGAACAAGGACGAGCTGATAAAGAAACTCGTCGAGCAGCTTGAACAAGCGAATAGAAACAAAGAAAACGACGTAACTCAATAGGGACTATGGCAACATTGCTGGAACGAGCCGAACAAATTCGGGACGAGGTACAAGAGGCGGCGAATACGGCGCAACGCGTCGGACAGCTGCTTATTGATTTGATTACGGAGATGAAGGGAGCTGACAGTCGCTATCTTTCGGGAATACGCCCCGACACAGCACATGCTCCCATCCATTTTGCGCAAGGCCTGACTGCGAAAGAAGTGCGCACAGAAGGAACGGAGCAAGTACAGGAACAGTTGCTCGTCGGTGACTTCCTTTCGGGACAAAGTGGGGCGCGTATCAATAAGGACGGTGCAGCGGAAGTGGAAACCCTTACCGTACGTTCGCGGCTGGAGGTGGCTGAAATGCAAATCAATCGTCTCACTGCTGTGGAGGGCGACTGGCTGCTCACAGAAAGCGGGACGGTGGAACAGGTTGAACAGAGAGGCACGCAATGGGTGTTGACTATGCGCCGCCGATTTGAGGGTGACATTACGGCTTTCGCTGTTCACGACGTGATTAAAGGTATCGTAAGCACAGCGGCTGTCAGAGCCTTTCGCCCGAACACGCCTTTGCCCACCCCCGAAACGGTACTTTACGCCGTGGCATGGTTGAGAGTCGAAAGTGTTGATATCAACGATAATTCGATTACTTGCTCTTTGTATGATAACGCCGACGTCCCTGGTGGAGCAAATATGCAGCCGTGCGAGGGGATGAATCTCGCACGGTGGGGGAACACGAGTATCGCAGAACGCCGGTCGTGCTTGTATCTCTCATCGCGAGAGGGACGTATCATGCACTTGCAAGGAGTAACCGCCCCGAAAATCACAGCTGAGCACCAACGAGCGTCCTTTGGAACTTTACCTGACTTCTTAAAATCAGAACTGGGTGAAGTCGTGGACGGCAAAGATGATTATTTGTTTGCACGCGGACTGGTGGTACAGGATATCATTCGACTGGACGCCAAAGCGAATCCTATTCCTGAAATCGTGGATCGGGGCAACTGGCAACAGGGTACAACGTATTACGGCGGAACACGAAACCCCGAAACGAAACGCTTTGAGATCAGCGACGTGTGGCTGGACGGAGCGAGATGGAGGTGCACCACGACAAAGTCTGAAGGGACGACAGAGACGCCCGCGCCGAACTCTATTCACTGGACGCTCATTCAAGCGAAACCGAAGGACGGAAGCCCCGGCTATGATGGTAAGTCCGCCCCGCCGACGAACCCAAACTTGCTCAACTTCACCGCGAAGTGGAGAGACAAGGAGGGGAATATTCCTTACCAAACAGGAGAGTCGCGAAAAGGCGGAGCGAATATCACCACACCCGACGGGGGGAAATACGGAACAAAGTGCTTTCGTGTGCAAGCCGACCCCGAAGCAGCACCGGGAAATAATGGAATATACGCCTTTAATGTCGGAAATGAACGAATCACCGGCACGCTCAAAGCGGGGCAATGGTACACGTACTCGTTCTATGTTCGTGGCAAGGGGTATCTGCGCAGCTCGTTCTACTTTCAAATGAACCCGGTGGTGGAGAGACGCACGTCTGTAAACGGACTTAGCCGCGACAATGCCAATTATCTGTATCAGCCTATTTCGGACGAATGGCGGCGCGTTGTGTGCACGTTTCGCGTAGAATCGGGGCGTGTCTTTCCGTGGTTCTTCTCTTCACTTTCGGAATCGCAGAGCACGGACGATTGGCTGGAAATCTGTTGCGCCAAGCTCGAAGAAGGAGAAGATGCCACCCCGTGGTGCTTATCAGAAGAAGATAAGAAGGGAACCGACGGCCGAGACGGGGAGAGCTACCATACCAATTTGCTCGACAATAGCGCTTTTGCAAAAGGTTTGGAGAGGTGGAATTACGAGACGGCAGCCGCGGAGATTGACGATACGACGAAAAGCCCCATCCCCGGAACACACGCGGTACGTTACGAAACTCAAATGCTCAATGGGCAAGCGTTCGCATCAATGACTCAGGAAGTCGGGAACCGTTTACGGCCAAACACGACTTACACACTCAGCGCATGGGTCAAGACGACCAAAGGGATTGATCGTGCTTCTATCGTTACGGCTCATAAACCTCTTGATGCGATTTACATTAACCACAGCCACGACGGCGAATGGACTCGTTATGCACTGACATTCACAACTCCAGAAGTGCTCAACGCAAAGCAATGGATACTCCTACGATTATTCAGACCCGCGACAAACGCCGCGGTATGGTTTGCCGCCCCGAAACTCGAAATCGGCGACACCCCCACCGAGTGGACGACGTCGGAGAACGACCGAAAGGGCAAGTCGAGCCACATGCACACGGCCTACGCCAACAGCGCAGACGGACAAGTGGGTTTCACCACCACGCCGGGCGGAGCGGATTTTGACTACATCGGGATCTACACCGACTTTGAAGAGGAGGCGTCGCCCGACCCGCTGCGTTATGCCTGGGCAAAGGTGAAAGGCAAGCAAGGTGCCCCCGGCGAGAAGGGCGACCCTGGCGAGAAGGGCAAAAACGGCCGCGGCATTGCCCACATCGAAACGTTCTATCTGCTCACGGCCGACGGCACAGCCCCCGGATACGACACACGCGGTTGGAGGAGCGCACCGCCCGTTCCTACCTCGCAAACGCCTTGGCTTTGGACATATGAGCGGGTCGTTTATTCAGACGGGAACAGCGAACGGAATACAGTCCGTTTGGTTACGCGGTTGGGGACAGACGGAGCCGAAGCACAACCCACGCGTCGAAATCTGCTTGATGGGACGGACTTTCATCAAGCCGGAGCATGGGAGCCGGGTATCAACGGCGTACACGCCAAGACTGAGACTGTAAAAGACGTACAGCCCGCCGTTACAGGGTGTGGAGTGCTGAGAATAATTGTGGAACGCGGTGCCGTGGGCGAAGAGTACGCACAGTTCTCGCAGCGCATACCGGCGGACTTAATCGCGGGGCAGGACTACACATTTTCGGTTTATGTCCGTGGTAGCA